TGTCCTGCGCCTTCCCGAACTGCTTGGCGAGATCGGGGTTGTAGTAGTCGAGGATTTGGTTCTTGTAATTGTTGTAAAAGTCGTCGCCGAAGCCGCCGGTGACCGCGCCGGTCGGGTCGTTGGTCGTGTAGGAGAAGGCTTTCCCGGATTTATAGATCTTCCCGTCGGGGCCCATGATCGCGGTGACCCCGGCTCCCGGCGCAGCCGGAGTCGCAGGCGTGCCCGGCGTGCCCGGGGTCTGGATGTAATTCCCGTTGTTGTCCCAGGCGCCACCGCCGGGCGTGCCTGGCGTCGCTGGCGTGCCCGCGAGGGCTTTCCCGTTGGGGCCGACTTGGACCCGGGTATAGCCCTTCGGCAGGACGGTCTTGTCGTTGAAGTTCTTCCAATCGAAGGTGTGCGACGTCGGGGCTCTTACCGGCCGCCCCTCGAAGGCGAAGCCGATCTTCTTGAGGCCGGTGTTGAGCCGGGTCTGGCGCAGAGCCTCTTTCGCAGCGGCGTCCTTGGCCTGCTGTTGCTGCTCTTTGACGATCTGCGAGTTGTCGGCGTGCGCTTTGCCGCCCATCAGAATACCCTTCCGCCAAAGTTTCCGCCCATGCCGCCGGCCAGTTGCTGGACCCGACGGCGGCGCTCGGCTTCCGCATCGAGCGGTCGGTCTTCCCCGGGGCCGGTGCCGAACACTCCTGCGCCGCCGGTAGTGGTCAGGCCGGGCCCAAATACGCTGGCCAAGGCTGGTGCTGTCATGCCTTCCGGCAGCGGCCCGCCCGGGACTGATCCACCATAAGCCGTGCCCGGATCGACGCCGGGTCCGCTCGGGCCCGTCGGGCGTACCCTCGGGCTGGGCGGCGAGGTCAGACCACCGGCAGCGCCGCTGCGGACGCCGACTTTCTTGACGGCGTCGGCTAGCCGCTGCTGGCGTGAGCCGGTCACGCCGGCAGCGCCGCCGGCTTGCCCGGGCGCAATGACGGAACCGCCACCGCCGCCCTTGCCGGCGCCGCCACGGGGCATCATCACGTTGCCAGATTTTCCGCCCATCTAAAGGCTCCTTCCCAGGATCGTGCCGATCGGAACGAAACCGGCTTTCGCGAACAGGTTGATCAGGCTCTTCATCTCTTCCATCCCGCTGGCCAGGGGAGCGTGGAAGGCGCAGGCGCCGTCGCCTTCGGCCATCTCGGTTGCTACCGCGACAAGAACCCTACCGACCGCCGAGCGCCGGTGCCCGGGCACGACATAAAGCGTTCCGAGCACCGCTACGGGAGCGAAGCAAAAACTATCGTCGAGCGAATAAGAAGTGACGCCGATGATCGTGTTGTCGTCGCGGCTCCTGGCGATGATGTGCGGGCACGCGCCGTAGGCGATCACGCGGTCCAGCCAGGCTTTGGCCTTGGACGGCGCATAGACGATGCCGCGGGATTTGTAGTCGGCTTCCTCGAAGAAATCGTCGAAGAGCGCAACGAGCTCGTCGACGTCGCTCTTGCCGGCGAGCCCGAAGTCGACGTCGTCCAGGGTCCTCTGGACGAGCCTACGCTGCGGCGGAATGGTGGTTATGGCGGTGTTCATCGGCGGTCGTGACCCACAGAAACAGGTCTTCCCCGCCGGCACCAATCCCGGCCAAGTTGGCGACTGCTGTGAAACCGAGGTGCCCGAGCCAGCGGGCAGATAATCGGTTTTCGGGCTGACCGAGCGCCTGCACGGCTGCGAGCCCATCGTGGAGCATCTCCGGGACCATAGTCCGGATGATGAACTTAGTCACCGACTTGATGACTTTACGGGTGTGCTTGGTGCCGAAGCCCCACGCCTGGCCGTGATCGTGGGCAACGGCGGACACGCCGAAAGCGAAGGTGGGTTCGCCGCCGAGGTAAGCGCAGCGGCGATATTTCGCGCACCAGGCGGCGGTGGCGAGGCGTGAGGGTATATCGAGGTCGTTCCGGGTGATGGAGAGCTCGCGAACGTCTTCTGCCCGCAGGTTGGCGGACACGAAGAGCAGATCCTCGAAGGTCGGCTGGCGGATCTCGATCATCGTACCGCCCGCGACAGGATACCACCGAGGGATTTCGCGATCAGCGGCAGCATCTGACTGAGATCCTGGTCCACTGGTGCCATCGGCGGCGGTGAGGCTTCGCCGGTGAAACCGGGGACGTAAGCCGGACGGTTCGGGTCGGTGAGAACCTCGTGCCCGACGGCGTTGTTGAAGAGATCGCGGAGCCCCATGGCGCTCTCGGTCTTGGGGCCGCCATAAGTGTATTCCGGAGCGTTGATGAAGGCGCTGCTGTCGGGCATCGGCGGCAGGCCCTCGCCGGCTTCGCTATCGGGGCCGGCGTCGGACGCCTCTTCGCCGGCGAGCAGCGGGAGCTGCCCGGCGGCTTCCGCGCCGGGTCCGCCCGGTGGGCCAGCTTCGAGGCTTGGCGCGATCGCGCCGGCCGCGGGTCTGGGCACGGGCAGCGGCTGGTACTGTTGTTTATTATGGAGCTCAAGGGCTTTCCGGGTGAGCGGTCCGATGATGCCGTCGATCTTGCCCTTATAGAGGCCCTCGGCCTTCAGCATCTCCTGGGTTCTGGCGTTGCGCTCGTTGATCATGTTTCTTCATCCGCAAGAGCGTAGTGGATGGCGGCATTGGATATGAGGGCCGCGTTGGCGTCGTTGTTGTAGAAGCGGATCGAGAAGTGCGTGCTCTCCCCGGCGAGAGCGGCTTTCTGTGCCCGCCAGGTCGGTGACGAGAAGGTGCCAAGGGTCTCCTCGTCGTCGGGATGATCGTAGTCGAAGGAGTTCTTGACCGTCCAGGAGCCGGACACCGTCGCGTCGATCGCGGCGAAGATCTTGTTGGTCGCGGGCTTGCCCATGTCGAGGTAGGGGAGCCGGATCTCGACGCCGCAATTGTCATATTGCTGGCCGTCGTTGCCGCCATAGACGTAGAGGTCGTCGCCCGAGCGCAGGAAGATGCGCCCGCCACAGGTCACAGCGTGGTCGATGGTGAACGGCACGGTGTAGTAGGACCAGGCGGTGATCTTCGGGCCGGGGAAGGCTGAGAGGACATAGATCTCGTTGGAGAAGACCATCCAGAAACGCCCGACGATCGGTTCGAGCAGGGCTTTAGCTTTTGAGAAGTAGCTCTGCCCTCTGGTGGTGTAGAGACTTTGGAGCAAGCCGTCGATCGGGGAGCCGATATCCGAAACCGCCGCGGCGTTGGAAGCGTCGCGGGCCCGCACGGACCTGATCCCGGAAGTCGCCAAGTAAAGGACATCCCCCGAACCATATTGTTGCGTCGAGTTCGGCGCGATCGTGCCCGCGGATCGCAGGACCTGGTCGAGGGCGTTCTGGAGAGGGTCGGGGTCGACGCCCCAGAGCTGGGTGGTGACCGAAGAGAAGACCGCGAGCTTGTCATAATAGACTTCGAGCGAGGTGAGGAGCTCGCCGCCGCTGTCCTGGTTGGAGAGGTTGATGAAGCCGGCGCCGTTGGCCGGCGGGTCGGGCGGCGGGTCGATCCAGATGGTCGGGTCGTTGATCGCCGAGAAGAAGAGGTTGTTGCCGGACACCGAATAGACCTTGGTGCGGTAGGTCCGGATGTAGAGGCCCTTGGCGAGGGTTCCCGAGGCGTCATTGATCAGGACCCCGTTGTAGTAGTGGAAGACCTGGCTACTGCCGACGGTCCCGGCGGGATCGAAGGCGGTCATGTAGATCTTGCCGTTGAAGGTGTCGAAGTCGACCTGGGCCAGCGTCAACGAGGTGTTGGGGATGCTCTGGTAGGCGAGCGAGACGCGGGGCACGGCAATCACCGGCGGCGTCAGGGTGACGCTGCGGGTGAAGGCGTAGAGAACGCTTTCGGTGGCGGCGAGACCGAAGGAGTTGGTGAGGGTGGCGATCTTGATGAAGGCTCTTCGCTTGGCGATCTCGCCGCCGGGCGTGATGACGGCGTTGACCAGGCGCTGGAGCGTGCCCGGCGCCGAGGTCAAGGCGGATTTGCGGGTGTCGAGACCGGCGGCGAAATTCTCGATCGCGAGGTATGGCACCGATCAGCCCGTCATCGGGATGTAGTCGAGGCCCTGCGTCGGCAGGCGAAGGCTCACTCCCGATCCAAGGGTCGAGACCCTTTGCTTGGCCGAAACCGTGTTGCCGAGGATCGCGAGAAGGTGGGCCTGGGCTTTCTTCAATTTGTTAGCGGCGTCTTCGGCCTTCGCCCGGGCGAGGAGTTCGGACGCGACGAAGAGGACGATCGCCATCGCGTCGAGGGTCGAGACGTCGGTGTCGGCGATAAAAGCGTTGAGCGGCTTCATGCCACGGAAGCGCATCCACCAGGTGTTCGAGACTGGCGTCGGCCAGATGCGGAACTGGTTGCCTTCCGGGCGCCAGACCTGCGGGCCGTCGCCGGATTGCGAGTTGGCGCCACCGGGCATGATGTAAGTCTCATCGAGGCCGTAGACGAGATCGCGCCAGTTGGTGGCGTTGGCCGGCGCGACATACGACTTGCGGATCATCTCGAAGTCGAAGGTGGCGGGGTAGGAATAGACGAACTGCCCGGCAGCCGTCTGCACGTCGCCCGACTGCATCAGGGTGGGCCACTGGTAGGCGGTCCACAGCTCGAGCTGGGCCCGCTTGAGCAGGTATTTGAGGACGTCGACGACGTTCTGCCCCTGCGTCGTCGAGAGCGAGTGCCCGGCTTCGGCGCGGAGGTTATAGACGCAGTTGGCGAGAGTGTCGGTCTGCACCTAGATGACCTCTTCGGCGTCGCTAGGCTCTTTCCTCTTGTGATGCGACCGCTTCGGCTTGGGGTCGTCATCCTCGGCGTCGTCGACCTCCTCGACCGTGATCTCTTCCTCTGCTGGCGTGGTCTCGACCGCGCCGGTCAGCGGGTTGAGCCACGGCGTGCCCGGATCGAGCAGGGTCATCTCGGCGGCGTCGAGCTCCATGCGGGCGTTACGCCCGACCCAAACTTGCTTGTGAACCACCTCGCCGTAGATCAGGCCAAGGCGTTCTTTCTCGGCTTTGGCGGTCTGCTCGACGTAAACGAACGGCTTGACCTCGCGCACTGCCTCGTCGCCGTGGAGCGTGCGCAGGACTTCGACCTCCGGCCACGAGATCGGCTCGAACGGCCCGCGCGGGACGACCTGCTGGTCGTCGTTGGCGATGGCGACCAGGGCGACGCAGAAGTGCATGACCGTTTCCTCTTGTTGTGGCCCGGTGCGGGCACCGGGCCACAGTTATGCGATGTCGATCAAGCAATGTCGATCACGAGTGACGAGTTGAACTGCTTGCCGACCAACTGGCAAGTCGTCGTGATCGAACGGTACATGAGGAACTGGTTGGCCGGCCGGGAGGGGGTGTGCTGGTGCATCCACTCGCCGGTCATCGCCTCGACGAAGATGTTCGACAAGTCGAGCCAGTAGCAGCGTTTGTTGAGAGTGAGATCGTCCATCGTCGGGTCGTAGACGAACGAGGTGCCGGCGAAGTTCATGCCGCCCATCGCGCCGTCCTGCTCGCCCTTGAAGCCGGTCTGCGTGTAAAGGCCGTTGGCGCGCATCTCGGTTTCCATCGCGCCGAGGAAGTCGGACCCGCAGAAGGCGTCGGTCGGTTGGCCGCCGTAGCGGATGAGCTGCCGGCGCTGCTTCTGGAGCTCCTGAAGGAGCGCCCCGCCGTTGGTCGGCGAGGAAGTCACGGCGCCGCCCGACGCGGCGGTCCGGGCGAGGTTGCGCCACCACTCGTTACCGACGGTCGCGCGGTTGATGCCGCCGATCGTTCCGACGGCGGGATTGGCGGCGACGAGGAAGGCGATGCCGGCCATCGCCTTGGGGTCGGCAACGCCGTCGCCGTAAGACAAGAGGTTCATGCCGCGGGCATAGCTCTCGCCGAGGTCGAAGAGCTTGTCTTCGAGCAGCCCGACGAGGACGGTCATCTCCCTCCCTGAGTGGGAAGACGTGTTCTCGCCGTTGGTATCGACGACGGAGATGCCGTCGATCTTCAGCTCGGTGTGGGTGAGCTGAAGGCCGAGATGGTGTTCGCGCCAGGGGAAGTTCGCCCTGAGCAAGTTGGCCGGCGTATAGAAGTTGACGGTGTCGTTGTGGGTGTAGCCCTTGACGACGTCGTTGCCCGAGCCGTCGCCGAACTTGCCCGACACGCCAATCGAGATCGAGCCCTTGCCGCCGGGGAAGG